ATTTCAAGCTTCGTCACGGCCTCATACACATCGCCGGTGATCGTGACGCCCCGCAGGTCGTTGACATGGGAGGGGACAACGAGAATTTTCGGCGGGGCGAACTTCGGGGGCCGGCCGGCAACTTCCTCGCCGAGGTCGGCCGTGTAGTTGAAATGGATCGCCGCGGCGGTCGTGTTGATGATCTTCGCCTTGCGGCCGTTCTGCGCCGCCGGTGCCTTTGCTTCTGCCTGCCCTATTGCCATTGCCGTGCTCCCTGTGCCTGTTGGTTATCGTGCCCCGGCTGACGATCAGCCGATGTAATCCTGGTACAGCATAGAACCGGGCTGGTAGACCGCGAAAGAGCCGTGCTTCTGCTCGGCCGCCATGCTCGCGCCCAGCAGTTGCGGGACGGGGGCCTGCTGCACGGGCTGGAGCGGGAACGCCATTTCCTGACTTTCCGGGTCGCGGGCGATGAACACCATGCGGTCGTGGCCCGCAGCGCCGGCGCCGGACAGGTAACGGTTGCTCCTGACTTCGAGCTTTTTTCCGTTGGCCGTGCTGTTGTTGTGCTTGAGGAAGTAGTCCAGAATGGACTCGCTGACGACGGCCCCGCCGATAACCATCGGCTGCTGCAAGAGGGCGAATTCCGCCGGGGGGAGTTCCACCAGGTCCACGATGAACAACGTATTGCTGTTGACGTAGACGGCGGAACAGCCTTGGTTCAGGTCGTACCAGATTTGGTACGGCGTCTTGGTCGCCCACGTCGTGCTATTGCCCGTGCCCGTCGCGGCGACGTTCCCGTAGCTCACGCCGGTATACGAGAGGTAGCCGATGAAGCCGATGCTCGCGTCCCCGTAGAAGAACGATGCCTCGACGAGGTTGTTGAGAGCGATGATTTCCGCCTTCTGCAAATTCTGCGGGAGATTGCCCAGGCCGCCGAATGCGTACTGACGTGCGTCCTCGTTCGTGATGTCGGCGGCGACGGCCGAGGCCATCAGGGGGTACGTGATCCCGCCGATGGACAGGTTCACGCGAGGAATGTTCGCGCCCTGGCGCTGGGACTGCCAAGCGGCTGCACCCTGCATGTCCTGGACGATCTTGAGGCCGACCTGCGCGCCGGCGTTGACCGACGTATTGACCTGGCTTTCCAGGAGCGTGGACGACCACAGCGGGGGCGGGTACTTCACGTTCAGGAAATGGGGATCCATCGCCGTGAAGATCGTGAGGGCGAGTTCGTTGCCTTGGACGTTCGATTGACTGCCATAGCTGGGTCCGGCCATTGTAAGTCTCCTGTTTTCAGGTTCGGTCTTTTAGGAAAGGGTCGCGCCGATAACAACTTCGAGCCGCCAAGCGAATGCCACGCCGCTTGCAACGCTGAACAACTTGACCGCATCGCCCTGGTTGGCGAATGTCGCGGTCGTGTGCGTGCCGTCAAACGCGGCCGCGACAATCACGCTGGTATCGCCGTTCGCGCCGACGGTGCCCTTGGTCTTCAGGCTGATGACCATGCCCTGCCCGGCAAACGTCGGGGCGGCCAGAGTGCGGGCGGCCTCGGGGGCAATCAGGCCGGCGGCGGTGACAAGGCCAACGGTCCCGCTCTGCGTGACGGGGATCGCCTGGCCAGCGCCGGGATCGCCGATCGCGACCATGATTTGCGAACTTCCGGTCGCGGCGGCTGCGGAGAACTCGATGACCACGGGCAGGCCAGCCGTCGCGGCACACACGCTCTGGAAGGTCGCGCCCGGGATCAGGATCGTGTCGGTGTTGCCCTGGCCGGTGATCGCGGCGTTCGTGAACGTCAGGAGGGCGGCGGTGTTTCCGGTAACGAGGTTGCCCACGACGACGTAGACGGGATCGGTCACGGCAATCGTGCCGGCCCCGCCCGTCAGACTGCCGGCGGACTCCACCCAGATGCGCCCGCCCTGACGCTGGGGGCGAAGGACGGGGGCGACGGCGTTGTACGCGAAACCGGCGGCGCTCGTGGTCAGGCTGCCCGCCATTGTTCGGCAGACGACGCCGAGGAAGTTCGCGGCGGTCAACGTGCCCGCGATTCCGTCGGCACCGATATTCGAGATACCCGCCCGCAGCGGGGCGGTGATAATGTGGCTGAAGGCCGCACGGCCCGCGATGACGCCGTTCGAGTCGGTCACGGGGCAATTGTCGATCAGGTTGGAATCGGACGCCGAGTAGACCTGGCCAGGAAGCGCCGACGCCATTTGGTTGGGGTAGGTGCTCTGGACGACGCCGCCGGGGATTGGTGTTCCGAAAGCCATTGTCGTGCTCCTGTTGGTTGATGGTTTACTTGGCGTCCCGATTGATGAAGTTCGGGTGCCGCGCCTGTCCCTGTTCGTTGAGGGTGCGGCTGGTTTCCTTGCTCTTGCCGGGGTTGGGCAACACGCCCGCCACGGATCGCTTCTGCATCGCGGCCAGCGTCTTGAATGCCACGCCGATCTGATCGTCCGTGTATCCGCTGGCGTCCAGGCCCTGCGAATTGAGCACCTTGACGGTGAGGGTCTTGCGCCGCTCGTTCTTGGTCTTGCAGTTCTTGACTTCATCGAGCGCCTTGGCCTTGTCGGCTTCCGGCAGGGCGTTGACAACCGCCTCTTCGTCGGCCTTGCCCTCTGTGGCCTCCTTCGCGGCGGCCTCCTGGCCCTCTTCGCTTTCGAGGGTGGCGAGCTTGGCGGCGATTTCCTCGAGCTGCTTCTTCAGGCCTGCGATGGTGGCGACCTGTTCGGCCTCTTTGCCCGCGCTGGCCTCTTCCGCGTTCTTGACCTTCTCGGCGTCCTTGATGGCTTCGGGGGTGAAGCCAGCGGCTTCCATTTCCGTGTGCCAGTCATTTTTCATCGCGCCCTTGTTGTACCGTTTCCCGTCTTTGGATCGGCTACCCCCCGCATCGTCCACCTGCGCCCACATGGCTCTGGAAGCGGCCCCGCTCATGGCGTTGCAGGTGCGGACCTTCTCGGCGGCGGCCAAGTTCTTGGCGGCGGTCGCGTCGGCCTCGCTGCTGAATTCGTACGTGGTCCCGTTGATTTCAAGCTTCATGGGGGTAGCTCCTGGTAAAGCGTTGAGGATTCGGACCGTGGGGCCGCAGCGACCATGCCGCCCTTTGGGCAATGCCAGCACGTGATTGAACGTGGCGAGCTTCTGCTCGAAATCTGCGGTCCCGTCAGTGACCGGCTCGTACTCGGCGTCGTAACCGGCGGAAACTTCCTGGAGGTCGCCGCGTTTGATCGCCTCGATGGCGTTGGCATCCTGGATGAGGTAATCCGCCATCAGCGAATCACCCTTGACCTGCGGCTTGCCCGCGCACGCCCCGATGGTCATCCCGTCGGTTAGCGTATTCTTGGGGTCGCGCCATTCGTGGGCGTCCACGATCAGCGGCTTGCCTTCGAGGCTGTCGAGGGTCTCCTGCGAAATCTTTCCCACGTTGACGCGGGCCTTGATCTTCGTCTTGCCTGGAAATTGCTTGGCGAGTTCGGGAAGCTCGCCGAGGTCGTATTCGTACACCCCATCGCGGAGAATGCGGGCGGTGAGGCGCATGAAACCGTCCGAGTCGATTCGCCAGTCCGCGTTTGTGATCTGAAATTCGTAACCCATCTACAGCGTATCTTGCGGTTGGCCTGTAGAATTTGCATAGAAGCATCTTGACACGGGGGCTTGATTTCACTACAAATGTAGTTGCGTTCACCTAGAAGCTTGATGCTTCCCCATGCTTCCCTTAAAGGGCGAATCGAAATGAGCAAGGGCACGGACGGCTCGGCTGCAATTCTAACCTACAAAGAGGCTGCTATTCGCCTGGCTTGCTCCCCCCGAACGGTCAAGGCGCTGATCGCGGAGGGCAAGCTGACGCCGTTTAAATTTCCCGGCAGGACGCGCTCTCATGGCGTCAAGGCTTCCGAGGTGGCACGGTTTATTGCTCAAGGATGACCCGTGGCCAATTTCAGAATTGACGACGTTTCGCGGCCCGTCAGCAAGGGTAGGCCGGAAGTTAAGTCGGAATGTTGCCCCGGCGCTGAGGACCGGATTGCGAAGCATCAATGCCGCGTTTTCGCCCACGCTTGCGAACGTCTTGGCGGGCGTGCGAAGTGTACCGATTGCGTCTGGGGCTGGAAGGCGTGGACGTTCCCGAAAGAGATTAAATCCTGATCGCCTTGGCAAAGTCCACGATCGCGCCACTATAACAGCGGCACCCGGGGGCGTGTGACGGTGGGCCGTCCTCAGGCGGCTTGTCCCACCTGTACTTTTTCCCCTCGCGGTGGTAGTGGTCCCCGTGCATCTTGCTCCCCACCGGGTACAGGCCGGACGGGTTGCCCACGCATCGCTCGTCCCGGTTGCAATGCCAAATGAATTCCTCGCTGCCCAACGCTCTGGCCTGCGCCTCGGTCACGTCGGCGTTGATCTTGTGCAGTTGATCCCGCGCGATGAACCTGGCGCGCTTGCGGCTCACGTCGCCGACATGCTCAATTTGCTGGGCGAGGGTCCGGCCTTCCGGCTGCTGTTCCTGACGCATGGCCGTCAGCGTCGCGGCGGCAACCTGGCCGATGTGCTGTTCGGGGATGCTCTTGATCCAGGACGCGGCTGCGACGGCGGCGGTGTCCAGTGTGGCCCTCATTTCCGGGGTATCGAACACGGCGGCAACGGGGATGCCCATCGCCTTTGACGCTTCCGCCATGAAGCGATTCTTGCTCGCCTGGCTGGTGTCTGTCACCATGCGCAACGCGAGGTCGTCGGCCATCGCGGCGAATTTTCCACGCCATTGGTCCAGCAGGCCCGCAAGGAGTTCCGCCTTGCCCCGTGCGGTCAGGCCGGGGTCAAGGGCCAGCTTCGCAGCCCCGGCCTGCATCGCCAGTAGGGCCTTTCGGAGTTGCGCCTCGACAAGACGGCGTAGCCGTGGGACGCCCCGGAAGATCGGCATGGCCTTTGGCCGGCGTTTGCCGGGGCGGGGTTTAGTTGTGGGGTAGAGCGGCATTATTCGTCAGGGTCTTCCTGGGTTTCCGGGATATCCCAGTCCTCGGGATCGGAGCCGGTGTAGGTTGTCGTATCCACCAAATCAGATACGAGTGGATTGTTATTTACGCGGTCTTTTGGATATGGGCCTGCCATGATCGGAATACCTCGGGTGGGATGTACGATGCGAGCGCCACGGGGGGGGTGTTTCCAAGTTTTGCGGCAACTACAGTGCCAACCTGCTTCCTGTATTTGACGAATTCCTTTTCATTCTCCGGTTCCGGCATTTCCTTGATTGCAGCCAGGGCCGTTTCCGCTGCTACTACAGTGCGGAAATCTTTGACCTTAAACGGGCCGTCGATTGAATGGAGATAATCACGCGTCGTCGCGTCGGTGACGTTGAATAATTTGCCGCCTCGTTCGACTCGTGGGGCCAATAGTTTAGCAAGCGGCGAGTCTGTGATTGTCTGCTGGATTCGCACGCCCTTTTTGCCGATGAAATCGAATGATAATTTATCGCCGTCAATGCGAACCTGGTCAGACTTCAGCGTTGTCGCGCCAGTCGCTTGCTTCTCTGCCTGGGTGTCGGCCTCACTGCCAATGCGGAAGCCGGTCCGGTCGATTAAGTAAATGGCAACGGCCTCATCATGATTCGGGTGATCTGGATTGCCGAGCGCCTCCATCATTCGCAAGCGAATGTTGGGCAGTTCCGCCACAAACGCCCTGACGCGATTGAATTTTTCAGCAGCGGCCTTGGCGGAGTGTTCGGCGCTGTAGACATACTGGGTGCGGCCTTTAGAATCCTTGCCGGTCGCTTGCAGGGCAGCATTAGGGTCAATTGATAAATGTATGTCCGTCCATGCGGGAGGTAGGCGAAGGGCCTTGATTCTGGCGGCATGATTGGCGTTGTCTTTTTCCGACGGCTGCATTGTCGAGGCGGGTCGCGAAGCGTCTTCGCCGGAATGCGCGCCTGCCTTGTCCCCGAACCGCCCATCATCCGCGCGGGGGTGCTCGTCCTCTTTGAACTCGGCATTCTGGACCTGAGTTTTGCCGGTAGGCTTCTCCCCGCCCTGCTTCGCCAGCTTCGCAAGCTCCACATCGGGATCCACCGGCGGCTCTTCCGGCTCGGCCTCGAGCGCCTCTTTGAGTTCAATCGGCGTGGTGAAAACCTTGTGCGCGTTCAACTCCGCACCGATTTCCTCCGCCGTCATCATGCCGTCATCATACAGTGGCTTGAATGCGTCTATCCAGGCTTTCGCGGTTTCCGCCTGCTCCTTCTCGCTCGCGTTCCAGCAGGGCGGGTATTCCAGGTCGAACAGCGGCTCCATTTGTTTCCACCGCTCACCAAACTGGCAAATTCCGATCAGCTTGTAAATCTGCATTTCGCGGGGCTTCAGTGTGCCCACCTGCCATTCGTCGATACTGTTGTAGTAGTTCTCCAGGTCGCTGTCCCCGGTAGCGTTCAGGCCGCCGGGGGCCTGGCCCAGGAACCGCGTGGCCGGAATGTCGCTGGCGGCGCTCAGGACTTGCAGGAACGCCATAACCAATTCCGGCACGCTCCCGAACGTAGCGGAATGCTGCTTCAACTCGCTCCCGTCCCCGTCGATTATCGCCGCCCGGTACAGGTTAATTTGGTTGACCACGCCCGCGATATAGTCCAAAGCGCCCTGCCCCTGTTTTGTCTTGGTGAGAATCTTGAAGTCCTTGACCGTCGCGAACAGGACCGACGCCATATTCACGAGGTGGTACGCGCCCTCGCGCGTGCCGACAGCGCGGGTGAGGTCATCGTACAGCGGGGCAAGAACCGACTCGCCAAAGCCCGCGGGGTTGAGCCGGTACATTTGCAGCAGCGTCTGGTTCTCCCAGTTGAATAGCGGGTTGCCACCGCATACGACCAGCCGGGATAGGTCAACCTTGCGGCCATCGACTAGGTAGTGATCGGGCCGCCCATATCCTTCCGACAGCGGGTCGGTGGACACGGGCGGCCGGGCAATTCGGTTGATGTCAACGCGGTTAACGAAACGGAATGCGGCGGACCCGCGTCCAGAAATCCGGGCGGCGTTGATCGGATTGAACGCCTGGCCGGTCCGCTCGGCGTCCGGGTCGTTCGCG